TGTCAAACAATGGGTCCTCCTAACGAAAGTAAAAGTGTACTAGGTCATGTGCAAAATCAAACTATTGAAGATATTTGGTATGGTGACAAGTATAATGAATTACGTAAAGCACACGAAATGGAAGACTTTGACAGCATAGACTATTGTAAGAACTGTGATTTTCTATACGAGGATCCTGAAGTATTAGTTTGGAGTAACGACTCTAAAGCTAGCACAGACTATATGCTAGGAACAAACTTTACCCTCAAGGATTACATGATTGACAAATAACCTAAAACAAGTTATAATATAACAATGTATGATATCGTCTTTATTTCTTATAATGAACCTAATGCAGAATCTAACTGGCAAGCTCTAAAAGATAGATTTCCAAGAGCAAAGCGTGTAGATGGCGTAAAAGGAATACACCAAGCACACATAGCAGCCGCTAAAAAATGTTTTACTAAAATGTTTTGGGTAGTTGATGCAGATGCTGAAATATTGGATAGTTTTGACTTTGGTTATAAAGTTGACGAATACGATTTAGAAACAGTTCATGTTTGGCGCAGCAAGAATCCTATCAATGATCTAGTGTATGGCTATGGTGGTGTGAAATTACTCCCAAAGAATTTAACTTTAAACATGGATACTAGTAAGCCCGACATGACAACTAGCATATCCAAGTATTTTAAAGCAGTACCAGAAGTTGCAAACATAACTGCATTTAACACTGATCCATTTAATACATGGAAAAGTGCATTTAGAGAATGTGCTAAACTAGCAAGTAAAACAATTGATAGACAAAACGAGGACGAAACAAATGAAAGACTCAAAACTTGGACAACCGTGGGATTGGATAGAGACTTTGGTAAATTTGCGTTGGCCGGCGCTAGGACTGGTCGTGAGTTTGGCCTTTCTAGCAGCAATGATATTTTCTTAATAAACGACTTCGAATGGTTGCATGAACAATTTTCAAAACATACCCTGGGATAACATTACCGAGTTTGGCCAAAGGACCCTCCTAAAGAGCCATCTTTTTACGGTTTCGTGGATCCTGGCTAGATTTTGTAATTATAACTGCTCATATTGCTGGCCATACGCAAGATCTAGTACCCCTGACCACCAAGATTTAGAATTGTACTTAAACACACTTGATAGTATCAAGGCACAGGCTCGAGCAAATAACTTCACTGACTTTCACTTTAGTTTTAGTGGAGGTGAGCCAACAGCATATAAGTACTTTGGGGAGATCATAGATCATTACTGTAGTGATACAGCACCCGAATATCAAAGCATACACATGACTACTAATCTAAGCCCGGGTAGTAAATGGTGGAATCGGTGGTTGGATTCGACAAGTAAATTGCAACGTAGAAGCATTACGGCCAGCTACCATGCAGAATTTGCAAATGAAAAAGAGTTTGGAGACAAATGCCTTCAGCTAATGAAATCGGGTGTTTATGTTACAATTAATCAAGTAATGGTTCCGGAGATATTTGAAGAGCTTTACGGAAGATTAGAAAGATTTGCTGCTCGAGGCATAAATGTTACTCTAAAACCACAATCTGACCCAACAGCATCTTTTGTAGTTAACGGATATACACAAGATCAAATCTTGAAAATGCAACAAGGTTTTTCACAACAATGGAAAGGAGAACAGATTGCACAAATTTCTCTTTATGATAAAGTTGGAAACGAATACGAATTAGACCAAGCAGAACGATTTAACGCATTCGGATTTAATAAATTTGAAGGATGGACTTGTAATGCAGGCTATCAAGGATGCGTCATAAGAGGTAATGAAGTAAAACGTAGCTACAGTTGTCACGACCAGCCTTTAGGCACGTTAGACGGCGGATTTGAGCTGTTTAAAGCACCAGCAAAGTGCATTACTCCTAGCTGTGTTAGCAGTGCAGATAGTAAACTACCAAAGAGGAAACTATGAAAGTAGATATACAAGACGTATTATTTTGGATGGATGCAATACGTAACAGCGACGATCGATACCGCACACTTGAAAGTTTTTGGAAAGGGCAAGTTAATTCAAAGATTTGGTTGGCCGACACCTTGCATTTACATTATATAAATGACAATGCTCGCATTGCAATATATGGTGGATGGAATGGTGTTCTTGCTAGTATTCTATTCAATAGCAAGATGAGTATAGAACATATTACAAGTGTAGACATTGATCCTGCATGTGAGGAAACTGCAAATACAGTTAACAAGAATTATGAAATGTCAGGACGTTTCGAAGCAGTAACAGCAGATATGTGTACATACACAGAACCTGCAGATATTGTAATTAACACAAGCTGCGAACATGTTACACAAGAACAATATGATCAATGGCTAAGCAATCAGCCAGACGATGCATTGTTTGTAATACAGAGTAATAATTATTTTGAGTTAGATGAGCATGTAAGATGTTCTACCGACTTAGATGATTTTATGCGCATGAGTAAAATTAAACCTTACTGGCGTGGAACTTTTGATACACCTAAGTATACTCGCTTTATGATTATAGGAAAGAAAAAGAACACTTAATCATGTAAAGTAACCTGCAATACTACCCTAGGTACAGATCCAATATTAGCTGCTCCGTGTAATGCAGCACTATTTTCGTACTGAAATATGTCGCCTTTTGTATAATCAGTTGTAACATAATTCTCATACATGAAAATATGTCCTGGTTGCCAGTCCTGTAATGGTATCCAGAATCTATCTGCATTTTCTTGTTGTAGCGTGTGCGGATCAACGTGCATCGGCATGAACTGTCCAGGCATCATTTTAGTAATCCACCAATGTTGTGATCTTCCGCACGTTGAAATATTTGGAACAGTTATATCCAAGTTGTCCTGAGTAAACATTTGAAAGTAGACAGCATTAACATCGTACCCTGCGTCTATTGCTCTTTGCCATTCTCTGCGTCCTTCGTCGCCTTCGGGTATTCCGCCTTGTTTAGGCCGTAGTATTCCTTTAGTTGAAAGCACTTTGGATACAACTTGATCTGTCCATGTATTATTTTTTATGTTGCCTATATACTTCATTGTGTGTATTTAGTAGTTAAACTACCAGATAACTCCATAGGCTGACTAGTGCTCAATAAATATAGTATATGTTCACATTTCAGCAATTAGAAAATATTCATTTAGAAATTACAAATCGCTGTCAAGCGAGCTGTCCTATGTGCAGTCGTAATGTACACGGCGGCTTAGAAAATCCATTTATTAAGAATAAAGATTGGACTGTAAACGACTTTAAAAGTATACTAAATGAAGAAGTATTACAACAGTTAAAAGGATTTTATTTCTGCGGAAATTTTGGTGATCCTATTATTAATAATGATCTAATTGACATGTGTAGTTATAGCACATCTATAAATCCTAAATTAAATATTAGAATACATACTAATGGTGGCGCAAGAAGTAAGCAGTGGTGGGAAGATCTTGCGAAAGCATTGCCTCCAACGCATAATGTAATCTTTGCTATAGACGGTCTAGAAGATACTCATCATTTGTATAGAATAGGTACAAAATATGAAACAGTTATACAAAATGCTAAATCTTTTATAGAAGCCGGCGGAAGAGCCGAATGGTGTTTTTTAAAATTTAAGCATAACGAACATCAAGTTGACGAAGCAAGATCCCGTGCAGAAGCTTTAGGATTTTCGTTATTTACTGAAAAAAATAGTAGTCGTTTTATAGGACAGCCACAGTTTGCAGTGTATGGCAAATCAGGTGAAACTGAGTACTTTTTAGAACCTCCAACAGATAGTAGATTGTCTTATATCTCAAGCGATATGGTGAAAAATTATAAAGATGTTCTTAAAGACGTAGAAATAGATTGTTATGTAAGGCATACCAAGGAAATTTATATCGATGCGTATAAACAAGTTTTTCCTTGCTGTTTCTTAGCTAGTACACCATACAATTATAGTGAACCTAATGATATAACCGCACCTGTTAGAAAGAAAATGTTAGAACAATATAATGATCTTATGCAAGAAATAGGTAATAATTATGCGCTAGAAAAAAGCATAAAAGACATTATTAATTCAAAAGGGTGGCAAAATGTTTGGGACGCATATTGGGCACAAAATCGTTTGATTACTTGTGCTAAAACTTGCGGAAAAAATAAAAAAATTGCTAAACCTAAAGATCAATTTATAAAAGTTACGGGATTCAAAAATGTCTAATCTTAAAAAATACCAAGACGCAATTGCACAAGAAAGTGGCAGCAAGACATTTTGTGTCCTACCTTGGATACACTTTGCTACAAGACCAAACGGAGATATGCGCCTGTGCTGTAGTGCCAATGCTAGTGGTGCAGGCAGTGATCACGAAGTTGGCCTAGTTAAAATGGAAAACGGCAAACCGGCAAATTTTGGTCGAGAGACACCAATGGAAGCATGGAATAATGAATACATGCGAAGTGTACGTACAACAATGTTAGATGGAAAAATTCCTGCTAGTTGTCGCAAATGTTTCGAAGAAGAATCCAAAGGCGTTGCTAGTAAGCGTGTTTGGGAAAGCTATACCTGGATGGAAGATGGCGTAGACATTCCCGAACTAGTACGTCAGACAAAAGAAGACGGAACCGTACCAGAAAATTTAAAATACTTAGATTTACGTTTAGGACATACTTGCAATATTAAGTGCGTAATGTGCAGTCCTCACGATTCAAGTAAATGGGTTGCTGACCATAAAAAGTTAATTTCGGTTTTGCAAGATGAAAATGTAAAACAGCAAATGCAATGGGACCGCAAAGAATTTAATAACAAATGGCACGAAAAGGATACTTTCTGGGAAGAAATGTATAGACAAATTCCTAATTTACGCCAAGTTTATTTTGCAGGTGGTGAACCTCTAATGATTAAAGAACATAAGATGTTCATTGAAGAAATTATTAGACAAGGCTACCAAGATAAAATACTTCTTAGATATAACTCTAATGGTCTACTAGTCGACGAAGACTTAATCGAACTATGGAGTAAGTTTAAGAAAGTTAAGTTTGCTGTGTCAATGGATGCATCGCACAAACGCGATGAGTACATACGTTACCCTACGGACTGGGATACTGTTGAAAGAACCTTACACCTTCTCGATAATACGCCCGATAATATTCAAACAAGTTTAGCAACAGCAATACAAATTTTTAATGTAAAGCACTTGCCCGACTTTATGAAGTGGAAAGTTCAAAGCGGCTTTAAAAAACTAAACGTTAGCAATGTACCAGGCGGTATACAAATGGGTGGCGGACTAGTTAACATGCACTTACTGTATATTCCTACATTCTTAAGCATACAAATACTTCCTAAAGAAGACAAGCAAGAAGTCGAAGAACGTTTCATGGACTTTAAAGACTGGCTGTGGAACAACTATAGACAAGACGACAACTTTTGGAAGGTAAATCCATACGGCTGGAAAAGATGGGAAGCAGTTTTAAATCATATGAACGCTCAGGATAACAGCCATCTATTACCTGGCTTTAAAGAGTATGTAAATAAATTAGATGCTATTAGAGGCTTAGAAGCCTCTAAGATATTTCCAGAATTAGCACATTTACTATGATCAAGAAGATTGAAAATAATCAGCCGTCTGACTTATTGCGTATAGAATTTATGCCTGGAAACACTTGTAATCACAAGTGTTACTATTGTTTTCCTGGAAGTAACGAAGGAGATATGCCTTGGCCTGATGTTAATTTAGTAAAATCTAATTTATCGCACTTACTAAGTCATTACGAAGCAAATGGCAAACCTAAAAGTAATCTATATATCGTAGGAGGCGAACCTACTCTATGGAAAGGACTAGGAGAACTTTGTCAGTACCTCAAAAGCAAGCACGACATTATTATAGAAATGAGTACTAACGGTACTCGAAAGATTAACTGGTGGAAACAGAACGCTAAGAATTTCGATCATATTGAAGTTAGCATTCATCAAGAATTTGCAAATATTACTCACTTAATCAATGTGTGCGATACATTATACGAGCAGGGCGTATTTGTAAATGCTGATGTATTGATCGACCCCAATGCATTTGATAAATGTTTAAATATTATAGATAGTTTAAAAACTAGTAAACATGCTTGGCCAATAATTGCTAAAGTTGTAAATTTTAATGGAGTTCACCGATATACTAAAGAACAACTAAAGTATTTCGATGATAGTGTTAAACGATATCCTACACAGGAATGGTACAACTCTACAACTAAAAAACAAAGAACTGCTGTATCAATTACAAAGGACAATAACAAAGTTATAGAAGTTAGTAGTGATAGTTGGTTAACAAGGAATAAGTTAAATCATTTTTACGGGTGGGAATGTAATTTAGGAGTAGACATACTTAAAATATTCTCAAATGGAAGCATTACTGGAAACTGCCAACAAACTATATATGGCGGACATAATTTGTACGATAGTAATTTCGTTAACAATTTTAGACCTACTATTGCGCCTGTCATTTGTAGTAAGTCTATATGTAGCTGCAACGGAGAAATGATCTGTAACAAAAGGAAAATAAATGTCTAAACTAACAACTTTAGAACCTGCAAACAATCAAGGATTTCAAATAGCATGGGAAACAACCCTTAAATGTAATCTCGATTGTTCGTATTGTGGAGACGGACACGACAATAGTCTACCTCACCCCGGTCTTAAGGATAGTTTAGAAACATTAGATTTTATTTTTCAATATACAGACATAATTTTAAGCAAGAAACCAAAACACTTAAAACATGCTAATCTTAATGTTTATGGAGGAGAAAGTTTTTATCATCCTAAGATTATTGATATTTTAAAACATGCTAGACATAAAAAAGATCAGTATTCGTGGAGTATGAGCATTAGCACAATTACTAATGCTGTAGTGAAACCTGTCTTATGGAAAAGGATTTGTGATCATATAGATTATTTTACAGTAAGTTTTCATGCAGAAAGCACACTACAACAACAAAATTTAGTAAAGAATAATATACTTTATCTAAAGGAAATAAACAAACCTTTGCACGTAGGCATAATGATGCATCCTAAACATTGGGAAACTTGTATTGACATGGTCAACTGGTGCGAGGAAAATAACATTAACTATAATGCAAGACAAATTGATCACAGTATATTAGATTTTCGATTTAATTACACAAAAGAACAAAGCGAGTTTCTCACCGGAACGCCACCGACAGCTTTTGATAAAATTAATAATTTAATTAAAAATGGTTTTGATTTATCTTCATCCGGAAGAAAGTGCTGCGGCGGATTAGCTATGTGTTCAAACGAATGCAACACTGTAACTTATGTAAAAGGAAACAATTTTAAAAATTGGTATTGTAGTGTAGATAAATTCTTTGTGTATATAAAACAAACTACCGGCGAAGTATTTACTAACAAAGACTGCAAAATGAATTATGAAGGGAAAGTCGGACCTATAGGATACTTGTCTGATTCAAAAAAAATTATAGAAAACTTAAAGTCTGGCACTTCGACTATTGTATGTAAAAATAAAAGCTGCTGGTGCGGTTTATGTGCGCCTAAAGCAAAAGATAAGAAAGATTATGATAGGATAATGCTAAAATATGTTAACTAAATTGCTCTTAGGTTCCAGTATGTGTACAGCTAAATGGACTAACAGTACCATACATCTTGGCATCGGTAAAACCCACAGTTGTCATCATCCTCATCCTCATCACATACCTTTACATGAAATAGAAAATAACCCGTCAGCAATACATAATACGCAACATAAAAAACAAGTAAGAAAAGAAATGCTATCAGGCAATTGCCCTAGTGAGTGTAATTATTGTTGGACAGCAGAATCTAATAATATTCCGGGCGATCGTGTCTTGACGAGTAAAAAAGACGGACTTCTAGAGTTATTAAAAATAAAAAATACATCCTGGGATAAAAATTACGATCCTAGATATTTAGAAATTTCTTTTTCAAATGTGTGTAACTTTGCTTGTGCTTATTGTGGTCCCGAGTACAGCAGTAAATGGTATAGTGAAATAAAACAAAAGTCATATCCTAACAATCACAACGGAATACACCTAAAACAAATTTTAGATAAGGAAAACAATCCATATATAGAGGCATTCTGGAAATATCTACCTACAGTTTATAACAATTTACGTGTACTTCGTATTACTGGTGGCGAACCTTTAATGAGCAGACACACCGAAACTCTAATAGAATATATTATTAAAAACCCAAACAAAAAACTAACAGTAATTATTAACAGTAACTTAGGAGTTACAGATAATATACTTGATAAAAGCATCAAACTTTTAATTAATGCAAAAAAGTCTGTTAAAAAAATTGAAATCGCAACAAGCGGCGAAGCATACGGTTCTAGAGCAGAATATATTAGAGACGGGTTAAATTATAAAAAATGGAGAGATAATTGTAGTAAGGTAGCAAAACATTTCAATCTTTCTATTATGTCCGCTTATAATATTTTTAGTATAACTACATTTGATAAATTTTTAGAAGATATTAAAGACATTAAAAATATAACATTAAGTGTAAGTGCTGTAAAAGATCCTAGCTTTATGAGCGCAGCACTTATGCCTAAAAATTGGATAGAGCATTTAGAAAGGCAGCATTTGTATATTAAAAAGCATTTTTCTAGAGAAGCGCAAAAGCGTTTTGAACAAGTAATTGCTCATACATCAGAATCAAACAACGACCTAGATAGACTAGTTGAATTTATAAAAGAATATGATAGTCGCCGCAATAAATCTTTTATTCATACTTTTCCTGAATACGACTTTATAATTCAACGGTTGTAATAGTATTCCAAGTTTTCTCAAATACTTCAAAATTCTTTGCTTTGGGAACACATGTACCACATCCACATCTTGCATTTGGACAAATAATTGACTTTTTAACATTAATATTATCTAAAATTTCTCTATAGTTACTTAGGTTACCGATCGGACCTACTGTTCCGTCTTTGCGTGCTTGACAGGTCTGATGATGATAAACATTACCAGTTTCTTGATCAATATGTAAGAAAAACCAATCTACCATACAATGCCATCCTTGAAACTTGTTTTCAACAAGTTTTACTGGTTGCCATTTATTATCAACTAATCCCTCCAAGCAACGCCCACCGCAGCACTTTCGTCCTACTTCAGTTCCTTCTGTAGGACGCTTTGCCTTTTCAGTAATTCCTACTTCATTCCAAAACCACTCTTGTTGTTCTTTTGTATATTCATGACTAGTTCTGCGCATAACACCGTCAGTATCTTTAAACCAGCCTGCTCTTGCATTAGTGCCATCTCCGATTGGAACAGGATTATACGCTATATTTTGTCTTTTTAAGAAACTGCACACTTCTTTAGCTTCGTCAAAATAATCACAGTGAAGCATTACGTTAACTTGTAACCAGATTCCGCTTTCTTTTACTTTAAGAGCATTTTGCAGAACTCTGTCTTTTAACTTTTGATGTGCTTCTGCATGCCAACTAATGGTTATTCCGTCAACGTACTTGACAATGTTATCAATATCTTTTTCTGGCCATGTTCCGTTTGTAGTAAGCCCTATATTAAATCCTTCGTGTCTTTTAATATACTTTACAATATCCCAAAATTGAGGATTTACTGTAGGCTCGCCTCCTGTAAAATCGATATTAACATGCTGCGGATTTTTCTTATGCAAATTATATTTGTTGATATATTCTTTTATAAAGTCAAAAGTATCTTTTAGTTTGCTTAGTTTGGCATGTGGGCTAGTATTATTATGTCTACTTGCCTCACAATAGGAACAGTCGTAATTGCAGCGTCTTCCTAAATCCCAGGTTACTAACATGGGTTGATTTTCTTTGAGCTTAATTGCTGTTGTTTTAATCATTTCGATTCCTTTGTTAGAGAAATATCTGCAACACAGGTACACCATTTCCGAGTACATACTACAGTATTTTTAGGTTGTGTAAAGCTACCTTTGTAAATATTACCCAGACTACCACCTACCCTGCATGTAGCCCTATGCACCTCCCCGTCCCAGTTAATCATTAAACTTTCTAATCCGGCAGCGCAACTCCAACCTTCGAAGCTATTTAATTTGTGTTTGATTATATCGTTGGCATGGACAAATGTTTCCCCGTCTACAACACAGTTTGCTTTGACAGTAGCAGTTTTGCTTAATATCCATTCTAGATCCTTTTCTTTATACCTCATATCGTCAAACCAGTCTCGATCGTCTGCATTTGTCCACCTAATTCGTCTAGCAACATAAGGTATATTATGACTTTCTAATAGTGTTGCTGCTTCTCTTACATTGTCCATGTATTCGTGATGACACATTAGATTTACTTGGAACAGCGTACTTTTCCCCTCCATGTCTAATAGTTGTGTATATCTAACAATGTTTTCAGCAGCTCGTATGGCATGGTCGTTATCAAAATGCAAACTAAACACCCACTGATCAACAGGTTGTTTTACATACCATTCGGCACTTCTTAGAGCATTTGTAGTTATACTCAACCAATGCAATCTGGCTTTTGCACACTCTATAATTTTTATAATTTGTGGATGCACAGTAGGTTCGCCGCCTGTTAAGCTCAATCGGACAGGTGTATTAAGTTTTTCTAATTCGTAGACAGTGTTAACCATAATATCTAAGTCAGTATGCGGACTAAAATTATCGTGTATTTCTGCGGGACAATACGCACAATCTAAGTTGCAACGTTTGCCTATAT